AATTATTTAAATTGATTATTCTTTTTGAATATGGTTTTTATAATCTTAATATGAATAATGATTGTATTGTAATTGAAATGGCTAAATTTCTAGAATAAATAAATCTAATATTAATATATAATAATGGAAAATATAGAATTAGAAATTAAAAAAATTAAAAGGGTTCAATTAAAAATAATTTTTCTTATGGATTCTATATTAGATTTGCTATACATAAAATTTAATGATGATACTGATATAGAGAAAGAAAGTTTATTAAAGAAGTTAAGTAAATTAGATATGGAAATTAAGACTAATAATATAGAGATTATATGTTCTTGTTGTGATGATATAATTAACGTTAAAAATGATGTTAAATACTTAATGAAAAGACAAAAAGAAAGAGAAGAGAGAATGAAAAAATATTTTACTTATTATAGTTCTAATAGTGAATAAAAATCTATTAGTAATATATATACAAAATATTTTTTTTGATATTACTTTTTTTCTAAAAAAGTATGCCTTATTCAATTATTAAAAATGATAATAAATATGAGTTATATTTAAAAAAAGGTAATAAATTATTAGGAACTCATACAACTAAGAAGAAAGCTCAAGCTCAAATTAAAGCAATTGAAATAAGTAAGAGTGGAAGAAAAGACCCAGAATTATGGGAACAAGTAAAAGAAGAAGCAATTCTCAAATTAGGAAAGCATAGTGCTAGAGCAATACAACTAGCAGGTAAAATATATAGAGAATTAGGTGGTGAATATACTGATGATTTAAAACCAAATCAACAATCATTAAAAAAATGGACTAATGAAGAATGGATGACTAAATCAGGCTTACCATCATCAATAACAGGTGAGAGATATTTACCGAAGAAAATAATAGAAAACCTTAGCGATAAAGAATATAATAAAACAAGTAAATTAAAAAGAGAAGGTATGGAGAAGGGTATTCAGTATGTTAAACAACCTAAAGAAATTATTGAAAAGATTAAAGAGATAAAAAACAATAATTCTAAAACAATTAAAGGCTTTACATACTATATAAGTGATAAACCTAATAAAAAATTAATGGTAAAAGTAAATAATAAATTCTTATATTTCGGTGATTCACGATATCAGCATTACAGAGACAAAACAGGGCTATTACCAAAAGAACAGAATCACTTAGACCCTAAAAGACGTTTAAGATACATAATGAGGGCTAGTAATATCAAAGATAAAGAAGGTAATTACACATTTTCAAATCCAGAAAGTCCAAATTACCACGCTTTAAATATTTTATGGTGAAAAAAAAATCAATTTATTGGAAATATCTACTTTTTTAATGGACTTTTTGGCTACAAAGTCAGAATATTCTTCTTAAAGATTAATGGCGGGTTTGTCGCCACTTTTACCAATAAAAAACTCTAAAATCCCAATAAAACACTTTTTATTTTTTCATTTTTTCTTCTTCTTGAATTTTAAGAAGTATAATATTTATTTTTTTGCCTTCTTCTTCGGTTTCTTCTACAACAATTGACCGATAATTCACTTTAAAAATTAATGGTAATACACAAATACACGCTACAACCTTACTAATTTCTTCGTTAGAAGGTATTTTATTAAATACCACACCTAAACTATAATCTTCTCTATTGATTTTAATGCCATTTACATATTTTTCAAAGGTTTCATTATTATGTGATGCTATCTTGTTAAGGTTAATGAATATGTCCATTTCTATTGTTTTTTCAACTGCTTTAAGTAATTCTTCTATTGTTTCAGATACGTCTTTGTTATCGTGTTCATCACTATTATATGATTTTTTGAAATCTTCAATATAGTCAATAAAGACTTTTCTATTTTCTATCTCAGTCATCTTTTTAAGTATATATTTACTAAAAGAAATTAATTTTAAATTAATTTATTTTCAAAATTAAATAAGATTAATCATATAGCTTACAATATCATCATAACTCTCTTCACTTTTCCATTTAAGACCTTTAATAAAATTACAATATTGTTTTAAATCATAAAAGTTCTTTAACATACATAACACTCTAAAAACAACGTGTCTGCCACAAGTATTTACATCATTATTCTCTTTTTGATAACGAAAATCATTATAATATACATCAAGAGGGGTTTTCTCGAATAATTTAGTTAAAAATGGTTTCTGACCTAATAAATAATTTTCTTTCTCTGTAATCCAGCTTAATGGTATATCAGGCATATTACCGTATGAATCAAAATACTCGATATTATTATTAATTCTCATAATACCAACCCAGTGTCCATTATTTGGTTTATTTTCATATAATATAATACAATAAGATTTCTCACTAGGTAAAATGTCCTCAATATTATTGACATAACCTAACTGATTATATTTAAGTATTTTGGCATAAGGTAAGTATTTTTTAATAACGTCATCTCCTAGCGGGTCTTCTTTAACTATTTCGGGGTCATTTTTAACCCCTATAATTTTGTCTGATTTTTTCATTTATATTATATTATTATATTTTATTCTATTTTCTTTAGACTTTCTATAGGTATAAAAATGTATTCTTTAGGTTTGTCGTTGTATCCTATACGTTTCTCTCTACAAAAAATATTACGTCCAAAATTTGAAAAATCCCAATCATTATATTCAATATAGTAAAGACCATCATAAAAATTAAATAGTAAAATAAGGTTTTTATCGATAATTTTATCACTTGGAATAATAGTTGTCGGAAATTTGTTGTAATTGTTATTACGGCTTTTAAGTTCATACTTGTATATATTGTCTTGAAAATCATATCTACTATATTCATCCTTTACTTTAATAATATCTCTATTAAAAAATTTTTGAATTTTAGGTAATACTAATAATTCGTCTTCTTTGCCTTTTTTTAAATCGTTTTGAAAAGATTTCATTTTTTCTTTTTATATTATACAGATATTTAAAAATAAAAATCCAAACGAGATATTTTAAATTAATAATCTAAAATAAATCTATTTTTCTTTAATATATTGTTGTCCCATCTCAACAGTATGACCCATTAAAGTCGCGTCCTTTTTACGTTCTTTGAATTCATCTCCGTATTTACCAGATAAATATATATGTCTCATCATACTTGACCCAATACGTTTTTTAAATATATTATTCAGCATATAAGTAATACTATTAATATTAGTTAATGGATTACCTTGAAAATCTACTATAAAAGGAACCTCATATTTTTTACCTTTTGCTAGTGGATGAGATTTGACATATAACTCTATTACTTCAAATAAATTGTTAGGAATATCAACTATAGTTTTACCGTGCTTTTTTGATGTCTTATATATATTAAATATAAATTGCTTTTTTGATAAATCTAAAATATTAACGTCTTGTTTATCTTCTGAAACTCCCTTAATTATGACCATTTTTTGATAATCAACATTACGTCGTGGTGGAACTAATACATATAAGGAAAGTATAAGGAAATGTAATAGAGTATTGTATTGTTCTTCGTTCTTGACCTTCTTTGGTAATTCTTCAACCTTCGTTTTTAAGTCATTATAGACTTTAATGACTTCATCCCAATCAATCCAATTTTTCTTCTGTTGTTCATTCATTTCTTCGGTCGGTGTTTTTCTAATTTCTCCTGATAGTTCAACCATCATTTTAAAATATTTGTCATATAACTTCTTTAGACTTGGTTCAGTTGCTAGGCTAGATACTATAGATATAAGGTATGACCGTTTTGTATTTGGTTTATATTCTTCTAATTTCTGATTAATAGCATTATTGTCTTTGAGAAATGTTAGATTTTTGAGTGGTTTATTGTCATTAAGTTTCTGTAAATTACGTATATATAATTTAATAGAGCTATCTGATATAGGTTTATTACGTTTAATACCTTTATCTTTGATTGATTCGATTAGTTTTTCGGTGAAATTCATTCTTTTAATATATATATGAGATATTTTTTAGTTTATTATTAATAAATATATAAAAAATAAATATCTAAACGAGGATATTTAATTATAATAATCTAATTTAGATTAATTTTAGATTATTTCTAGATATTTATATATAATAATTTCGAAATTATTATAATTAATAATCTAAAATGACCATTTTCAGATATTTTTTAGATTTTTAATTATAATAATCTGGATTTTCGTCGTATTTTTGTAATTAAAATCTTATAAATATAATAAATATAATTATTAATCTCTTAATATAGTATATATAATAAATGACTTTACAACAAAAAATTAATCCTATCCCGATTGACGCTGACCCTGTCCATATCTACGTTGATTTAGATATTACAAACAACGATTATGAAGGGACACTCCAACCAAAACAAGTTGTATTTAATGAGATTAGAAATACTCCATATATTCTACAACCAAATAAGTATTTCTTTTCAGTTGTTCGATTCGAACTACAAACTCAGACTTTACCTGTATTCATACCAACAATACAACCTGACCCAATTGACACTAACGGACTGAATTATACTGTATATGAGGTCGGTATTACATTCAGAGGCGAAGAATTAACCCAAAAAGTGGTATTTTTATCGCAAAATAATCAAATTAATGAATTACCTCCACCACCTACAAGAACATATCAACCTACTCATCCTTACTATTACTGTTATACTTATCAACAATTTCTTAATTGTGTTAATACTGCGATAGCTACTTGCTGGACTAATATCCAATTTATAGTCGGTGCTGGTGATTTCGGGGCGCCACCTAAATTTTGGTTTGATGAGAATTCATATAAGATTCATTTAAGTGCTAAAGCTAAGGTCGATAATACTGGAAATGACCCGTTATGGAATAGTGGAACTGGTGCTAACCCCGTCGCGAATAGTGCTTCTCTCTGGTTAAATGAACCATTATACAACCTATTATCTGGTTTTGATATTGTAAATGTCGGTCGCCCAATACCTAATCCAACAATAAATCCATTACAATACCGTATTAAAATTTATCAAACCTTTGACAATCTTCTTACTGACCCATTAGCCCAAAATAATGCGGAATACTACCTAATTATGACTAGTGAGCAAGTTGATGTCGCTGTATGGAATCCAATCAAATCACTCGTATTTACTAGCGGTTTAATCCCTCTATTACCAACATTAACAAGTCCCCCTAAATCCCTTACATCAACATCTGGCACATTTTCGTCTTTTGGTAATAACAGTAATCTTGCTACACAATTAACAGATTTCGAGGTGGGTTTTAGTGCTAGTAATACTTATAAACAAACCGTCAATTATAATCCTTCTAGTGAATATCGATTACTTGACATTCAGAGCGATTTACCCCTTAATAATATTCAAGTATCAGTCTTCTGGAAGAATCTTGAGGGCATTTTAGTGCCATTTTACCTAGATGGCGGGCAAACTGGTAATATTAAACTTTTATTTAGACGTAAAGACTTTAATACAATCAGAGTATAAATTTTAATTTTTCTAAGTTTAATTTATTTTTAAATAAAATATATATTATATAAAAAAAATATCTTTTTATATAATATAAACAATTAGAATTCTAAAATGGACTTCACAACCTCTCTTATTAAAGATTCTCGCCTTATGGTGTCAGATAAAATCAATTATGGTGTGGTAAAAGGCGGTGAAACAATCACACATCAACGCCAACCCGCTGTCGCTGACTCAAATACCTCACTTGTGTATAACGTTCAAGTGCCATCTCTTCAGACTGTTATTGACCGTCGTGTTGTTTTTGGTGCTAACTTTATTCTTAAAATTGTTGGTGTTCCTGGTAATGGTGTGCCACTCGTCAAACTCGGTGAAACTGATGCTCTTGCTCCATTTCCTCTCCAACAAATGCTCGCTACTATGACAACAACAATCAACTCATCAAGCATTTCAACCAATATTCCTGATGTTCTTCCTGCTCTCCTTAAATTACACGATAAACGCTCACTCCAAAAGTATAACAGTATGTGTCCTAATATGGCTGATAATTACTGGGCATATCAAGGATTAGACGCCTCTACAAATAATAGTCCTCTTTCCACATACTCAAATAGTGGTTATGATAACTCATTTCAACCCAACGGGGCTTGGTATCCTGTTGATTATGGCACAGATGCCCTAGCATCAAATAAAGAATCACCACCAGTTGGTGATGCCACCACAACACTTACCTGGTATGTCAAATTTCACACTGATGAACCACTTCTCTTCCTCTCTCCATTCACATATACAACAGAGTCAAATACTCAAGGTATGTATGGCATCCAAAATATGAATTTCCAATTCCAATTTGGTAATATCCAACGTGTATGGCGTTCAAG